CAAGAGATCGCCCGTCAGGCGGCTCTCAGTGTGGCACAGCAGCAGCAAGTTCAACCCCAGGTCAGCCCCGAGGCACAGGCCTGGGCAGAGAAGAACCAGTGGTTCATGCGGCAAGGTTATGAAGAGATGACCGCCCTGGCCTACGGTTCGCATGAGGCTGCGATCCGCAAAGGGATTCAGCCCAACTCGCCTGATTACTTTGACTACATCGATAACCGCATGCGTGCGGCTTTCCCGGAACACGACTGGTCGGATGAGCGGACTAATGGACGTACCGCAACTGCGACGACCGGATCGAGACCCTCGTCGGTGGTGGCACCCTCCGGTAGGAGCAACGGTGCCAAACCGCGCAAAGTGCAGCTAACGTCCACTCAAGTCGCTCTCGCCAAGCGTCTTGGGTTAACCAACAAGCAATATGCCGATCAGCTCTTGAAGGAGAAAGGATGATGGCAGTCGAGCGCACCCCGAGAGAAAGTGAAACGCGAGAGGATGAAGCGCGGCCATCTGACAGCTGGGTACCGGCATCTATTTTGCCCAACCCGACTCCCAGGGATGGCTGGGTTCACCGTTGGATTCGGACCTCAATCGTAGGTCAGTCGGACAACACCAACGTATCCCGCATGTTCCGAGAAGGATGGGAACCCTGTAAAGCAGAGGACTATCCTGAGCTTAAGCTTCGCTCCGATATTGGGTCGAAGTTTGATGGGAACATCGAGGTTGGCGGGTTGCTGCTGTGCAAGGCTCCCAAAGAAAAAATGGAAGCTCGGAATCGGCACTACCTTCAAGTTGCGGCTAACCAGATGCAGTCCGTTGACAATGGCTTCTTGCGGGAGAATGATCCGCGCATGCCTTTGCTCAGGCCCGAGCGAAGCACGCGGACAACGTTTGGGAAGAAGTAACTTCCCGTCCCATAAATAAGGAGCATATCAATGGCTACTTCAGCAACCCCGAGCGGTGCGGAACCCACTGATACCCTAAGCGCCAGCGGCTCTTTCACGGGTAAGGTGCGCCATATTAAGATTGCCAACGCCTATGGCACGGCCATTTTCTATGGTGATTTCGTAAAGCTGGTCAGCTCTGGCACTGTCGAGAAGGCTGCCGTTACCACTGCCGCTGTGGCAGGCACGGTTGGCATTTTCGTTGGGTGCGCATTCACTGACCCCACCACCAACCAGAAGACGTTCTCCCAGTACTTCCCGGCGTCCACCGCTGCGGATGATATTGTGGCTTACGTCGTTGATGATCCTCGTCTGCTGTTCCGCATGCAGGGCGACGGTTCCATTGCCCAGACGGGCCTTGGTAACAACGTCCAAGCGATCAGCACCGCTGGATCGACGAGCATTGGTCGGAGCCGCAATGCGCTTGATGCAAGCTCTATTGCGACCACCAATACCTTCCCGCTCCGAATCGTAGACTTCGTAGACGGCCCTAGCAGTGCTGTTGGTGATGCTTACACCGACTGCATTGTGACTTGGCTGCCTGGAAGCCATGCCTACGATACGGCCCTTGGCGTTTAATTAGGAGGCCTAAGCAATGGCTATTTCACGCGCACAAATGCTGAAGGAACTCCTGCCGGGGCTTAACGCGCTTTTCGGTTTGGAGTACGACAAGTACGAAGATGAGCATGAGCTTATCTACGAAACTGAGTCGTCCGAGCGGTCCTTTGAGGAAGAAGTGAAGCTGTCTGGCTTTGGTGCTGCCCCCGTGAAAGCGGAAGGCGCTGCCATCAGCTACGACGCGGCACAGGAGTCCTTCACGGCTCGCTACAACCATGAAACGATTGCAATGGGCTTCTCTATAACCGAGGAGGCGATGGAAGATAATCTTTATGACTCTCTTTCCGCTCGCTATACCAAGGCCCTTGCTCGCGCCATGGCGTACACCAAGCAGGTCAAGGCTGCTTTCCCGCTCAACAACGGCTTCTCCAACTCTTTCCAGTCTGGGGATGGCGTTAACCTCTTCACCGCTTCTGGCGATGGGGTTACGGGCGGTGACGGTCACCCGCTGGTGAGTGGTGGCAAGAACAACAACCGCCCGGTTGTTGGTGCAGACCTCAACGAAACGTCCCTGGAGAACGCGATCATCGATATCGCTGCCTTCACCGACGAGCGTGGCCTGCTGATTGCCGCTCGGCCTCGTCGCCTCATCGTGCCCCCGGCTCTGATGTTTACGGCAGATCGTCTGCTGGAAACCACTCAGCGCGTCGGCACGGCGGATAACGATATCAACGCGATCCGCAACATGGGTGCGATCCCTGAGGGTTACGCAGTCAACCACTATCTCACGGACAACAATGCCTTCTTCATCATCACTGATGTTCCGAACGGCATGAAGCACTTCCAGCGTACCCCGCTGGAAACGTCCATGGATGGTGACTTCGACACCGGCAACGTCCGGTACAAGAGCCGCGAGCGCTATTCGTTCGGCGTCAGCGATCCTCTTGGGATTTATGGCTCGCCTGGATCGAGCTGATAGTGCAGTATAGAGGGGGGCTTCGGCCCCCCTTTTTCTTCTGACAGCATTTTGCTGACACTAGCCAAGACAGGAGAAACTCATGGCTAACACGACCTTCTCTGGCCCGATTAAGGCTGGGACCATCAAGAATACGACGGGCACCACTGTTGGTACCGATAAGGCCAACGTCGGCTTTGTGCTGATGGCTCAAAGCGGCAACGTCGTTTTTGGCGCAAACGGCAGCACCACCGTGGTCGCTACCCTCCCGGCAAACAGCCAAATCTTCCAGATCTCGGTGGATATCACGACCGCCTTCGACGCTGGCACGACCAACACCCTCGACATTGGCGATGGCTCCACAGCCGATTTGTACGCCGACGCCTTGGCTGCTGGCGCCCAGGCTCGCGTCTTGGCGACCTCGGACGTATCCCAGATCGGCAACCTGATCGATATCGGAACGTCTGATGTTGATGTCACGGTAACCTATAACCAGACTGGCACTGCGGCTACGGCTGGTGCGGCAACCGTTACGGTGCTTTACCTCCAGAACCGGAACCTCTCTTAAGGGGGTAAACAATGGCTGATGCAGTAGCAAGTCAAACCATACAAGATGGCCCTAAAACGGCCATCTTTAGGTTTACCAATGTTAGCGACGGCACGGGTGAATCTGCGGTTGTGAAGGTAGACGCATCGGCTCTCGCTTCTGACCCGGTAACTGGCGCTGCCTGCACGAGTGCAAGCATTGAGTGCATCTGGTACTCCACCGTAGGGATGGGCGTGAAGATCCTCTTCGACGCCACCTCGGATGTGCTTGCCTGGGAACTCCGCGAGAACGATGCGCGGACGATGGACTTCCGCGATTTCTCTGGCATCCCCAACAATGCGGGTGCCGGGAAGACCGGAGACATTGCCTTCACCACGGTAGGAGCTGGAGCTGGGGACGTTTACACAATCGTCCTTCAGGTCCGCAAGCACTATGGCTAAGGCAAAAACCCCCGCCAAGAAGACGAAGTCTCGTGTCAACGAGGCGGGGAACTATACGAAACCCGCCCTTCGCAAGCGGATCTTTGAGAAGATCAAATCCGGGAGCAAGGGCGGCAAGCCGGGGCAATGGAGCGCGAGGAAGGCCCAGATGCTCGCCAAGGAATACAAGGATCAGGGCGGAGGCTACCGAGACTGATGGCGCTGAAGAAGCCGCAGAAGAGCCTGAAGAAATGGACCAAGGAGGAGTGGGGCACCAAGTCTGGCAAACCCTCCACCCAAGGCTCAAAGGCCACCGGAGAGCGCTACCTGCCCAAGAAGGCCCGGGAAGCCCTGTCCGATAAGGAGTATGCGGCCACCTCCGCAAAGAAGCGCGAGGACACGAAGAAGGGCAAGCAGCACAGCGCGCAGCCCAAGAAGATTGCCAAGAAGACGGCGAGGCATAGACGATGAGCCTGACCGACGCAGAGAAGAATCGATTAAAGAAGGCTGGCCTGACCGGCCTGAACAAGCCCAAGCGTACCCCGAACCATCCGAGCAAGAAGGGGGTGGTTGCGGTGCGGGACGATGGCAGGGTGAAGATCATCCGCTTCGGTGACCAGAGCATGGGGCACAATTACTCCGAGGAAGCACGGAAGAACTTCAAGGCGCGCCATGGCAAAAACATCAAGAAGGGTAAGACCTCTGCCGCCTACTGGGCAGATAAGGTTTTCTGGGCGGGTAAGGGA